AATTCCAGAAGTTCCAGATGAACCATTAATTCCAGAAGTTCCAGATGTACCTGTATTTCCAGAAGTTCCTGAAGAACCAGCATTTCCGGAACTTCCAGATGAACCGCTTGAACCTGAACTTCCTGAAGAACCGTTTAAACCTGAACTTCCTGAAGTACCGTTTTGGCCTGAAGTGCCTGAAGAACCATTTGCGCCTGAAGTTCCAGAAGAACCATTTTGACCTGAAGTACCTGAAGATCCTGTATTTCCTGAAGTTCCACTGCTTGCAGAAGTCCCACTACTTCCACTGCTTCCTGAAGTCGCGCTGCTTCCCGATGTTCCACTGCTTGCAGAAGTCCCACTACTTCCAGAAGTTCCGCTAGTTCCGGAAGTTCCACTGCTAGCTGAACTTCCACTAGTTCCAGAAGTTCCGTTAGTTCCAGAAGTACCACTCGTTCCAGAACTTCCATGACTTCCAGAATAACCACTTGTTCCAGAAGATCCAGTTTCTCCAGAAGATCCTGAAATACCGCTTGTTCCCGAACTTCCTGATGTACCGGGTAAACCGGGAGGACCTCTCTCAATAACTTTTGCATTTATTCCTTCTGGAGGAATAGATTGAACTACAATGTTATTTTTATTTGTAGTATCAGCAACTGCAACATTTATACCTCCATCTACTTTTACATTTATTTCATTTAAGTTAGCATCAGCGTTGACATTAATAATAGCCATTTTATAATTGTGTTACATCTTGTTGCACATCTAATCGAAACTCAAATAATGTACGATCTAAAATACCTGTTGAATAAAAATGCAAATCACCATAAAGGTTTATTGGCGGAAAACCTCTGGTAGCTGACGCTGGAATACTAAATTCTACAACACCAGTTTTATATCCTCCAGTAATTACAGTTGGAACAAATTGATATAACAAATTCCCATCAGGATGTGGGCGCAATTGGCCCGTACAAACAATATTAGTAAAATCCAAAACCTCAGAAGTTACAGTTACTGTTTGTGTTGGAAAAGTGTCTCCTCTTATAACTGATAACTGAATCGCCATTTGATATTTATTACACGTTATATTAAATTTGGAGACAAAAAAACCCAAGCTTTCGCTTGGGTCTTTGAATTATTTTATATTATTTAATGACTGGCAAATCTGGATTTACCACGCCATTACTAGAAGCTCCCGTGTTCTTTGCACGACTAGCTAGTTCCTGATTAATTAGTCGAAGATTGGCCTGAGCCATTTCAATCTTACCTAGCTCATCATAAGCAAAAGCTTTGAGTTGAATGTCGCTGACTTGTGATAGATTAACTTGATTCTGATTATTCTGTTCCATAATTAATTATGTTTTTATATATTATAGCTCACCAAGAATTTTTAAAGTCTTTTTATGATCTGGATTATTAGGATCTAAAAGAAGCGCGGGGCTTTGAATGGTCATTGATAATGAACCTTTGTTATGTGACTTAAATTCGCGAAACAACTTTTCTTTAATCTGTTGTCGCGAACCGCTTGGAAAAATACCGACTCTATCGCACAAACGCTGTAAATCAATCATCGTCATGTCCGCCAACTTCTCTTTGAGAATTTCCAAATTTGTTGTGCCGAATGGGTTTAACTTTTCTACTCCCAAGGCTAACTCCAATTCCTTGATGCGTTTAATATCCGCATCTTCTTGAACCTTACCATCAGCAAAAGTTAGATTATCTAATTGAGAAGCAACTGCTTCTGTAGTTTTAATTGCCTTATCTTTCTTCGATTTAGCCATATAATATAATACACAAAAATAAGATAATTCTAAATAAAAAAGGCGTTACCCTTTCGGATAACGCCCCTTTTGATATATCTAACTTAGACGATTAGACCGACTAGAGCGCGGTTGTCGAGGACCATACGGCCTTCTTCAAGAGCGCCGAAGTAACCGATCTTGTTCTGACGGAGTGTGTACTGATCATCAGCACTGAGGTTGAACTCAGAACCAGTATCAGAATCAACGGCTACGGCACGAACGAGAGAGTCACGGCTTCTGTCAAGACCAACTACGATCTGCTCAGTAGTCTTGAAGGTTGTGCTAGAAGCAGCGATACTGTAGTTATCAGCGAAAGTTACGCCACTGGCGACAGTGCTGAAAATGGTGTTGAATCTCTTACCAACACCGAGTTCAAGAATTTCCATTAGGGAAACACCATAGAACTCAGGAATACCAGCTTGACTGAAGATCTGATTACGAACTTCATCAGGAGCGGCGATACCAACGTTACCAGCAGTTTGACCAGTGGAAGGTGAGCTTGCGCTAACTGGAGCTTGCTTTGTGTTGATTGGATTGTAAGCCATACCGCGAATTTCTTCGATAATTTCAGGAGAAACTAGAAGATCGGTTAGACCACGACGAGCGCCTGAAGGAGTACCACCAACGAATGAAGCGTTGATACGCTTGATCTTAGTGAACAACTTGTTCAAGTCGTTTAGCACGAAACGTCCAGCAGCAGCAGAACGGAAAACGTGTAAGTTATCAGTGGCTGTACCGGAGTTACCAGTAGAAGCTTGAGCGAGAGCAGTCATGATCAAGTTAGCAGAAGTTCTTTCTTGCTTGAGCATAACTTCTTGAGCTACGCGAGTGAAAGACTTGCTAACTACGTCTAGACGGCTCTTGGCAGCGTACTTCTTGTCAAAAGCTACTGCGCTGTCGAGGCGATAAGTAGCGATCTTCAATTCAGAAGCAGTGGGCTGAACGATGTTCTGAGGAAGACCACCGGGGACTGATTGGCTATAGACCTTGATGTAATCTTCATCGAAGATGTCATAATAGAGGTCTAGAGGAATTGAAGGATTATCTTCAGAGTTATACTGAAGGCTGGTGAAAAGATTAGAAACAGTTGGAGCGTTATTAATAACTTCGGCTAGAACTGGACCAATGAATTCAGCCAAAGCTACTTGAGCTTCATAGGCTACTACATGGTTCTTTGAAGCCAAAGCTTTGATTAGCTCAACTTGTTCATCTGTTCTCTTTAAAACGATTTTCATATTATTGTTAGATTAAAAATTAGAGAGCGGTTGGGTTGACACAATCAATTTGAACTAGAGCGAACTTACCAGTAGTTGTACCGGCGAAGTAATCGTTCTTACCATTTTGGCTAGAGCGTGAACCAGTAGCCAATACTCTTCCGATAGCTGTATATTGTCCAGTAGTTGGGCTTTGGAAACTAGCAGCCAATCCTGAAACCTTACCAGCGTTAAGGGACACGACCAAGTGTGAATTTGGAACCATGTTTGCATCAACCCAGTCGATAGCTGTATCGGCTAGGGTGAACATACCGCGACTAGCTACTGGTACGGCCTGACCAGAGAGAACGGCTTGAAGCTCTTGTCTCTTGATTGGGTTATAAAGTAGCTTGATTCCGTTTTCGTCTTGTAGCAATGTTTGATTGAGCGTAACACCAAGAACAGGAACACCTGTGGTGGCCGCAGTGAATGTCAAAGGAACGGATGGATACTGAGCAGCGCCCAAGAAGGGGTAGTCAGTCTTACCGAGATAAGAGTTAGTAGCATAAGTAATAGGATCTAGGTCCATATTACCGGCTGAAACCTTAACGAATACGCCTTGACTTCCGTTGCCGTTATCAAATGGCGTTGTGTCGGCGGTATCACTTGCAAACAAGTTGATAACGTCGAACTCACTATATTGTCTGAATGGGTATAGTCTTAGTGACATAGTAGTTTAAAATTTAATAGTTATGTTTTCTTTGCTGAAAGCTTTGTTAAGTCTTTCTTTCCAAGAAGGAGTAGTTTCGGTAGGAGTAATGCTCTGTTGTGGTGCAAGCGCATCTTCTGGCTTGGCATTTGCGAGAGCAGTCTCTACTTCTACAGTAGTCTTTATTGAAGCTTCTGCTTTTTGACTTGGCATCTTGGCCATTCTCTTAGCGATTTCAGCTTCTACTTTTTCTTGGAAAGCTTTGTCTTGCTGTGCCTTGAAAGCCTTATTCTTATGCTTGTAGAGGACAGCTACCTTATTTTTAAATGAAGCGAAAGCTTCATCTGACTTGTCGAGAGCGGACATCTCACTAGCGAGAAGCTGACGATCTTCATCATCAAATTCATATTCGCTATCTAGAGAAGCCATTCTTGAACTGAAAACTTCTTGTGATGCTTGTGAAGAAATAACGCTTTCTAGTTCTTGAAGCTTGGCAATTGTTTCATTGAGCTTCTTGTTATTCTCCTCAAGATCATTGTGTAGTTTTTCGGCGCGAGCAATAGCTTCGGCCTTGGCAATTTCTGAATTTACTAATTCAGCTTTGATTTCGTCGCTCTTGTTTTTGATTTTTTCAGCGATCTGTGCAGAGATACTCGCAACAGATTCTTCGCTGAAGTTTACGGTTTCTTGCTTTTCAGCGAGAACCGTCTTCATTGCGGCTATAATTTGTTCTAAATCCATAATTTTAGTTTTGGTATTATTTACAGGTATATCTGAAGTTTGTGAAAGTTTTTTATTAATAAGATTTAACAAAGTTGAAGAATTTACTTCGATTGATTCAGTTTCTGGTTCGTTATCTTCATTTTCTTTAGTAATTGTCTCACCATTATCAATAATTACGCCTTGAACATCGGCGGCTGGATTTGTAGTAAAAGCAATACCTAATGGATAAATTCTTCCAGTAACCAAACGATAAATTGGAGTACCATCATTCATGAATCCAGAACCACTGAAACCTCTCAAATATTTTTTAAATTCATTTATTTGTTCTTTTTTGCTGATGATTTCTGCATCTTTTAAATTATCACTACCGATAGCAATTAAATAATCATTGAATCCAATTTCCCAGCTTGCGCTAATTCTTTGATATAAATTAGATTCTGGATCGTTAGAATTAATCAGAGCATCAGCAAAATCTCTATCAACTGTTTTATAAACAACCGCCGCCAAACCGATATTGAAAGGATTGAATTGTTGAACTACTTCATTTACATCTAGAACTTTATTATCACCATAAGAAGTAAAAGCTGCATTAACGATGTGACCAACAACTTTATTTCTCTTATGTTCAATATTTGTTGGCTTATGTATAAAATAATCTTTAAAAGCAATAGCCGTATCAGTATCAATACCATCACCATTTTTATTAAACTTGTTTACAACGGCAGCATTAAATGCGGCACCAACTAAATCAATATTTTTATTTAGATCAACACTTGGTGGAATAATTGATTTTAAAGACTCAAGCGAAGCTTGAGACAACATCATTTTTTTATCAAAATTTAACGAAGCTGATACAACGTTATCAAATGTTGTTCTATATTGAAATCTAGACATAATATATAAAATTACACAGAATACTTAGTGCTGTGATATAATAAGCTTGATGCATATGTGTCTAACTGATGTTCAGCAGATATATCTTGTATCGCAGAAAGCACATTTAATTTATCTAACAAAGATGGATCGCTAACTACTTTTGCACCCAAATCCTTCCAAGCTGAACTTTCTGAACCGACAATAATCGCTTCGCTGATACCTTCAGCTAGTTTCTTTTGTTCAGCATTTAATGTTTTTTTGCTATACTTTTTCTTTAAGCATAATTCTACTATACCGTATAAAGACTTTGTTTCTTCAAGAGTTTTAGCTAGAGCGTTTTTAGAGAATGTAGAAGTAGTTTTGCTGCCCGAAGGTCTGCCTTTTTCTGTAGGAGTTTTATTTGTAGATTGAGGAGCAGATGACTTTGAAGTTGCGATTGGCGCATCACCCATTGCTGGAGCAACCATCGGAACACCACCTACAATAGGATTATAAAATCCTTTCTTTCTTTCCTCAACGAACTTCTGTTGAGCAGCATTCAATTCTTCTTCAGTTGGATAAATGCCTGTTTCAATAACCTTGATACCTTCTTCTGGAGGAAGAATACCAAGCTCCATCATGCGAGTTACAACACGATTGAATTGCGTTTCATCCTTCAACGAAACTTCTTCGAACTTAGCTAAAGGACATTTACCTTTAAATCCTAAATTCTTAAATATTGTTTCGATTTCTGGTTGTAGGAAATCGTTTAAGAAAGCTGCGCGAGATTCTTTTAGTCTCTCAAAGAATACTTGAGCTTTGACTGTTGTATTTGAGAACTTTTCAGAACCAATTAATATATTCTGCAATCCTTCTTTAATATCTTCATTTACGATGCGATATTTTTCATAACCCAAAACTTTATGCATATCTGGAATAACGAATTCAGCCTTTGTTGTATAGTCTGCGATAAGAACGCGACCAACAGATTCGTTGTTCATCAAGCCTTGCATCGCTCGCATATTCTTATGGTTAATCCCGCCTTTTGAAGGCTCATTACCCATAGTAATCAATAGAATTACGTTCTCAATCGTGCGGCAAATAGCTTGATCAATCTTCTTCATTTCTAACTTGAAGTTGATATCATCTAATACTGGAAAACCAAATGGAACCGCGAAAGGTTCATAATCTTGCTTCTTGTAGAAAGAATAAATAATATCTGTTGGATTTAATTGAATCTTAAGACCGTCTCTTGCCCATTGACCGCGCTTTACTTTATCTTTAGCTTGCTCATCCAAACTTTCAAACAACATTTTATCTTGATCGTTTTTTGGATTTTGTAGTCTTTCTAGTTCGTATTCAGAAAGAATTTTCTGATAAATAACTTTTCTCCAAGAAGTTGTACGACTTACAGTCAAGTAATAAGGATTCAACAGCGTATATTCAATAGGAATAAGATTCTTGATGTCAGGATCAGTTGGATAATTGTAAACATTCCAATCAGTAGTATATGACTGACCATCATAGTTTGCATAACTTTCTAGAATTTTAGAAAAGTCTTCAATGTCAAACTTAGCATTTATCTTATAAAAGAAAACATTACCACTTCTATAGTATTCGCGAAAGTATTGATCTTTTACATTCCAAATCTTGATGTACTTCATCCAACGCATGAAGAAATCTTTTGATTTCTGACTACCACCTTCTAAATAAATATTAGCATTAGCAAACTCAGACATGATGTCGATAGCATTTCTGAAAATAGCTACGTTAGCATAAGCTTTTTGACACAATTCAATAGCATCACGAACATTGTAACCATTAATTGATACTTCGAATGGCAAAAGACCTTCACGAATATTCGCATACTTGTAAATTTTAGGTCCAAGATAAGCTAGATTTCTTCTTAGATTAGTTGGATCTCCATTACCATTTCTTTCGTAATTAGCCTTAGATTCAGAATAAAAAGGCATACCACTGAGGCTTGGCTCCCCACTGTTATTTTCTAGAATCTTATCCAGAGGCTGATTATTTTCGTCGCTGCCTTGACTGAATTGATTCCAATATTCTGATTTCTTCGTGTATTTACGACTCATATCTATTATAGTTACACATCATGACTTTGAAAGTGACTTTTTAACTTTAACCAATAAACATTGGTTCGAATGTGTAAGCATCTTCATCGACTTGGAAAGCTTGTAAATCAAAAAAGATTTTTGCCATCCAATTACCCAATACTAATGCTGAATAACTATCTTTTCTGGGTTTATCTGGACCAGATTTACGTTTTAAGTTAGCAGGAAGGTCAAAATTCTGTAAGCCTTGTGCCGAAGTTGTTATTTGTATAAGAGCGCACTCGGTCTTTGTTAAAAGTATCATATCTGACAAATGTTCAACAAAGTCGATCATTTTAGCTTCTTCATTTTCTTTTTCGCTATCTAATACATTTGAAAATTTAAGATTAGAAATGCCTATATGTTTACGAGTTTGACTTCTGAAATTATCATCAATTGCTCTGCTTGCGAAATAAATACGCCGATGATCAAAGTTAGCTTGTAACAATTCATTTGCTAAACGTATCCAACTTGAAGTTGGTTTTCTCAAAAATACATATTTAAAATCAGATTTATTATATTCTGATTTAGCAGTAAGTATGTTTTGTGCGTACTCTTCTGGACGTTCGAACTCTGTTGCTATAGATTTTAAATTAATACCAGCATCGATAAATACTTCGCTTTCATTACAAGAGTTCATGAACTGAACACCACCGTTATAGTCCATACATATAGCAACAATATTGAAGTTGTGAAGAATATATAAAAAGTATTTAATATGATCTTTTAATGAAGATCCTGAAAGAGCGTAAGAATGGACTAAAGTCGCAATTTGTTTTTCTCTATTTATCTTCAAAACTTGGATAGCAAAATCGTCAGACGATTCTGTTTCTGACCAAGAAGGGTCAACTGAAACTATATATTCATCTACAGCATTGCCAACTACTTCTACAGAAGGTGTTTCGCCGTCAGGAACAGTACATAAAGCCATTTTGGATATCTTAAAATATCCAGAACTATCATCTGTGAATTGAGCGCCGAATTCTCGCAAGAACTGAGATTCACTCATTGTTGCTTTAGCTTGGTTAATTAGATTCTGATCGTACAATTGTAATGGCGCACAATCATAAGAAAATTGCATAACACAACGTCGTGTGCTTTCTTTATTCTTAGGATTAAAAATTAAATTCTCATACTGTTCGTACAACTTATATAAATATTCGAATTTAAAAGAAGCAGACGAAAGAGCTATCAATTTATTATTAGGCCATTGATAACGATCTTCTTCAGACATTTCCCCTTTTTCAATCAACTTAGTTTCTATATTATAAAGCTCTTCTCTCTGGGTGGGGTTTTGAACAACAGATAAGAACGGCACAATTACTTCATTATAAATACGTTCTGGCATCAATAGAAACTCATCAATAATAATACGATGAAAACGGAATCCGCGCAGCTTTTCACCATCACCCAACGGCAAAGCGCGAATACGGCTTTTGCCAATTTCCATAACCCATTCATCATTAGATTTTGATATCTTGGTAATACATTGTTTTAAAAGATAGGCTTCTGGTTTCGCGGCAATATCTTCTATCTTTTTAAATATCATTTTCGACTGACGAAATGAACGCGACAATATACCAGTCTCAACTCCTTGGTTTAATATAGCGTCAAGAACCGCATAAATACCTGTAGTATAAGATTTACTCATACCACGCGACCACACTCCTAGAAAGTAATCGCTTTCCAACATGCCTTTAATAGCCATATGTTGAAAAGGAAACAGCTTCACTCCAGTTATTAAATCTGTAGTGAAAGTTGTATTGTTTCTTAAGAACTGATAAAACAACAACTTAGCTTCTTTCTCTTCAAGAAAGCCTTCTTTCTTGAGAAGCTCTTCATTGCTGATTAAATAATTCTTTCTTTGTTTCTGATTGCCTGATTCCCAACTCATGATCTATAAAATATTGTAAATCTACCTGCCATAACGCTTTACCATGATATAAAATTTTAGGTATTATATCTACAGATTTATTTCTATTACCAGTAAATACGAATTGTATATGTCTAGGATATTTATGACACAAGTTACGCATATTATGAAAAACGTATTCTAAATTTGTTTTTCTATTATACTTCTTTTGATTTATTAGTATATTATTGATACTGCTTTCTACAACTACAAATAAATAACAATTAAGTTCTACTGCCTTAATTAGTTCTCTTTCAAATCTTTCAATTCCTGAAGCCATAGTGCCAAGAAAATCTGATTCGCTTTTTCTATCAACGAATGTATTTGTAAAATATCGCTTATCTGCAATTAAATAGTCGCCGACAAATATTTTTTCTATCTTAGAGTTTGTGAACTTCAAAGCGTCTTGCTCTCTTGTATCTATAAGTATAGGCAAATGAGAGACATCGGTTTTATTAAAAGCTTCCGGTAGATTTTTATTATACAAAGGCTCTATATTTAATAACTTACAAGCAGCAGTGTATGAATTAAAATGCTTTTTATAAATATCTAAATTTGGCAAGTTCAGTGTTATCAACTCGCTATGAAATGGCGCGAAATGATAATATTTTTCATCAATTCTTTTTCTTAACAATTCAATGCATTTAGTTTTAACAATTTCTTCATTTTCTGTCTTTTCCCACTTAAGAAATTCAACATAATCAATGAACTCTGTTTCGAAATATTGTTTCTTATTTTTAAATGGTATTTGTTGTTTATAATATAACGAATGCCTTGGAAAATACTTACAATAATATTCGGCTTGATAAAGATTATGCTTTTTTAAATGGGCGTGAAAAGACTTATCATTCGTAAAAGACTCGCTACAGATTTTACACTGAATCATATAGCATCTTGTTTAGAAATGCCCAAAATTCTAGCTTTCCATGAAGACATATTCTCCAATCTATCAGCTTCTTCGTTGATGATTTTCTTTTGCATTTCTGCGATCTGAATCATCATCTTTCTTTCTTGTTCGTCTTGAAATAGTTCAACAAGATTGATAATAGAAGCATTCTTTTGTTGGTGCTGTTCTACTCTCTTTGAGCGCTCACCGTTGAGCTTTTGAATGCTTTTATCAATACGACTAGCACATTGATTATATTCTTCGCTTATAGTCTTTAATACTTCAGTTAAACGCATGGTCAAATCTTTTTGCTCTTGAGTATCATTGAACATGTCGTTGACCTTGTTCTTTTTAATATCAATTTGACGGAGATTGATATAATCCATGCAAACATTTATATATAAATTGATTTCGTCAGTCGTTAAATCTGGCTTATCCCAAACAGAACGAACGAACTCTGCTTCAAACAATTCTTTATCAGTAGAACTTGTATAAGAATCGTAATTTCCAACGAAGCGAGGACTGGCTAAATAAACCAATAACTTTTCTAACCACTTGCGATGCTGCAAAGATAATTTGTCTTCACTTATATTTTGTCCACACCACTTATTAACCTTGTTTATTACTGTTTTAATTGAACGAGGAACAGAGTATTTTTCGCCAACTCCTGATTCGTTATCGACAAGATTATCTGGATATTTTTCTTTTACATACTTATGTACAGCACGATACTCAGGAGTGATAAATATATTTACATTCTCTAAGCCCAAAAACTTTTCATTAAATAATAATTCAGTAATCTGTCTTGGCGTAATTCCTGTTTTAATATTTTGATCTATAAATTCAAAATGATTTTGATTAAGAATTTCAGAATTTTGTACAATTTTTGGCTTTTCTTTTTTAGAAACAAATCCTGTAGCTACCAAATAATCTCTCACTGCTTTTGATTCTTTAGATCTACCAGTCAGATCTTCACGATTGAAAATCAAATTAGCAATAACTACATAATCATTCTGACCTTCTTCTATTTTTTTAGATATTAATACTTTATGTTGATCGGTTAACATATTATGAAGAAAATAAATCGTTATTCTTTAATAAATATTGCGCCTTTAAATACAACATCTTTTTTAGATTCTTAATCTGCTTGTAACCAGCTTTACGACCTTTTTCATTTGTCTTAAATTTTAATATTTTGGCAACCTGATCATCATTCAAGTTATCAATAAAAAACATTTTATATATAAAAAAATGCTTATCACTTAAATGATCTTTCATCAAAGCATGTAACTTATTTTCAGCAGTTTTATAATCATGCTCTACAGAAGATTCGCAGTTCATGAAATAATTTTTATGATTTTCTAAGCTAACAGTCATTTTGACATCGTAAGCTGATTTTTTTATCTTTTCCCACTTAGCGTATAAAGGACATTCAGAACATTGAATTCCGTTTTTAGTAAAACCGCATGACATTTCGCCGCTTGAATCGCTCTCTCTATTTTGATTGAAAGGGCAAGATAAACATGGACGAGCAAAGCTAGTATAATTATTTCTAATTATATTGCGTATTTGATTAGTGACAATTCTATTGACCCAAGGCTCTATAGCTCTTGATTGATCCCAGAGATGCCACTTTTTATAAATATGAAGTTTAACGATTTGTTCGATATCTTCGAAATCGAACCAAGTAATGGCTTTTAACTTCCATTTGTTTTTTCTTTTCTTAACTACAGCATCAATAACTTCATACATGTCTTCAAATTTCTTTTTTGTTTTACGTTTCATCTATATCTGACGGCGTTCTCGTAGAACTACACTCTTTTAAAGACATTTTCAGATACTCTTCTTTAGTAGGTACTTTAAAATCAGATGGTAATGATTGAGTGATTCTATCGTTAGACGGAGGACTGCTTAAAACTTCGCTAACTGAGTATTTTTGATTAGCATGATATCTTTCAATATCATAAGCCAATCTTGTTGGCTTAATAAAAGTAGTTGGAATGCCTTCTTCATCTAAGTCAGCCTTTTTAACTACAGGTTGAACAATTGTTCTTTGAGGGGTTTGTACATTATTAAAACCTGCCAACTTTGAACCGCATGATGAACAAAACTTCGATCCTATAACATGCTTTGAACCGCATTGAGAACAGTAAATATTACTCATACGTTATTATATCAAACATTATTCACTTTATCCAATTTCTTGAACATGTGAACAATATATTTCAAAATCTCACTACGCATAATATCTTCTTCATCAAATTGAAAACAATAAATGCCGCGCTCTTCGCTTTGTTTATTATTGAAAATATCGTAAACCCTCATGAAACCAGACTTATTACCGATATCTGATTGCATTGCATCTCCACAAATAAACATTTTTGTTCCTTCGCCAATACGAGTCAAAAGAGTAACTAATTCTTTTGTACTATAATTCTGAGATTCATCTGCAATGATAATTTTATCATTCCAAGTTGCTCCTCTTAGAAAATTAATTGGTAAAGCTTCAATATAACCATTTGTTTCTAAATATTTTGATTGA